AGCTTTCATTAGCATTTTGATAAAGAATAACTCTGAATTAGCCTGTAAACGCTGTAACTGCAAACCTTCATCTGCAATAGAGTTTAAACCAACCCAAAGGTTGCTGCTCATGTCGGGACGGCCTTTAGCTATAAAATAGCAGTTATCAGGAAAGTCCGCAATCTTTTCAACCTTGCGCCCCTTGAACATTGGTATGCCGTCAACGGTAGTATCAACGCCTTTATAGGTTTGGTTGATCTGTGATTGAGCATACAGGTCATACGTATTGTATGAGCAGTAAAACTTCATATCAGGATCGTAACGCAAAGCTGGCGGAATAACCTGGTATCCGCGCAAAAACTCACCCTGGATATTTGAGGCGGTCAACGTTGTTGGTGAAGATACCGCTATCGTATCTGATGCGTTTTGTGCCTTTTGCAGAAATCCGTCAAAATAACGGAATATGCTTGGTGCCGCAAAAGTAGTGCTCGAGTTCCATATAGCTTGGTTAAAATATTTAGTGTGGCGTTTTAAAACTTCCTGAACAACAACCGATTCAACACTGTACGGTAACGCACGGTCGATAAGGGTATCGTTTAGTTGGGTTGCAAACCAATGGTCTTCATAATCACGCGGGTTAAACTCGGTATATATCATGTAATCGGCAGGGTCTAAAACCTGTCCGGTTACAGTCATTGTACCCTTACTTTGCGGGGTTGCCTGTCTGTCCTGGATAAAATCCTGGTAATCGGCATCCCAGCGGGGGATAGTGAACTTCTTTTTTATACCGTCCTTAACATAAACATTACCGCCCTGAATAGTATCGGCACCTGTTATTGCTTTAACGATAAACTGCGATGCGGCCTCGCCTGCATACGTGGTGTCTGATATGATAAATCCGTCAGCCATGATTAGTTATTGTTTTTTGAGTTATATTTCGCGGCTATTTGAGCCATTACGATACCTACTGATAACGCCGGGCGATCTCCTTCGATCTTATTAATAACAGGTGCTTTTTTAGTAAGTGGTAAGTTTTCGATCTGCTCTTTTGTCATATCAAAATCAACCTTTGCCAGTCCTGTCCAGAAGTCAACCGTTTTAGCGTCGTCTTTTATGCGCCCTGCCTGTACGAAACCCGAAATCATGTTTTTGCACTTTTCAGTGTTCATCGCATCTTCCGCGTCGGCTTTTTCCTTTTTCAAGTCCATAACCTCGGTTTCCATTTTTGTTTTGTCGGCTGCAAGGGAATCTTTTTCTTTAGACAATGCGTCCTTTTCCTTTTTCAAAGCATCCATCTCTTCGTCGATGTCGTCCTTTGCTTTTTGGAGTTTGGCGAGTTTGTCCTCTAAGGCTTTCTTTTCATCCTTCGCCTTATTTTCGATGGCAACAATCGAGGCAAGTATGCTATCCTCGCTGGCATCCGCCTGTAAATTTAGTTTGTTAGTTACTAACTTCATTTTGACTGTTGTTTTAGTGTCAATTAGTTTATTTAAAATTTTATTAGCCTCTTTATGAAAGGCGGTAGTTTCTGTAAATGATGAGAGGCGCTTTTTGTTGTGGTCTGCGCTATCCTCTATTTTATCGCACATCCCATAAGCCAATGCTTCCTGTGCAGTGATGTAAGTTTCCTTTTTCATCATAGCCAGTATATCATCTTCGGTTTTGCCGCTACGGGCAACCATTTTTGATATACTGTCTTTCATTATCTGCAAGGCTTTCGGATCATCCCCGCCGAATGGGTTGTGGTACATTAACCAGCTAAAATCCATCATGGTACGTGTGCGCCCTGCCTGAAATATAACTGCTGCTATGCTCGCCATGCAACCGACACCAACCGTGTCAACCTTTGTTTGTGTGCGGAGTATTGCGGAGTAAATATTATACCCATCCATTACAACGCCGCCGGGTGAGTTAATCCAAACTTGTATACTGTCCGGCTTCATGGCATCCAATGCCATTAACTCGCTCATGAACTTTGCCCCGTCTATTCCTTTTCCTGTGGTTGGGTCATAGCCTATGTCGTCATTTAACAACATAATAGGAACTTTCGCCAACGGGTCAACGGTATATATGAAATCCATTGGTATAAAAGTAAATTAAAGGTTGTAATGTGTTTGGAATGTGTGCACACATTTATTATATTTGATAATGATCGAAAACGAGCAATACTACTTAGTAACTGCCGACAACTGGTTTGTTGCGCCAGATGGTGATGAATATAGAGGCGTATGGGGAAAATGTAAGGTGGTTAAGGTCGATGAGGCATTCGGATTTACACCACAACGACCTTCAACTAACTGGTTTCTATATATTGGGGATGGTGAAAATCAGGTTATATTGGCAGGTTGCCAAATTCATTATGCAGTTAGATGTAAAGTAAGACCTATTTGCAAAGATGGGTTACACGATATGCCAAATACTGCGACCGATAAAACCAAAATAAATAAGATATTTTTTACCGAATAGCATTTAAAATCTTAGTAATTAGTAAGGATAAGCATGAATAAGCCTAAACACGACGGTGGCTAATTACTTCGTATTCTTCTTATCCAAAAACTCTCTTACAGCCTGTTTAACAATACTGCTTTTACTTTCGCCAGTTTGTTGCGTCAATGCTTGCAAACGTTTTTTATAAACAGGGTCGGGGTAAAATACTTCTCGTCTGTCTTGTGATACACTTTTAGCCATATATTACGATATTCTCTTAATAAATAACCCTGTGGTTGTTGGTTGCATTAGCGATATTGGATTATTTGGCGAACCCGGGTTAACATCCTCTACCGAGTTTGAACCTACTGAAACTGTGGCATATCCGTTGGTGCTTGAGCCAGGCGTTCCTGCAAACTTTGACCGGGTTTCCAACTGAGGCAAATCATTTGCCGAAATTGTATGTGTATTAGCCCCTTGTTGCTGCCCCAATGTATCGTACGGCGAAGTTCCTGAATAACCAGCCGGTACATAACCTGAATATAACGGGTCTATTTCCCATCCTAATGTTAATGGGTGTATTCCGACACCGGATGAAAAATAAGTAGCTAATAAGCTGTTTTGAGAACCACTACCTGGCATTTGCCATAAAACGGTTTGCCCGATAGCTCCAACCGGCCTATAAGCCAAATTCACAGCATTCACATAATCAAATGCCCCGCTCCCTGCCAAAGCGGGGCCAAATACTATTTTACGAATATTGTGGACATTTCTGCTTACACCATCCGTAAATACTGAAGGGTCGGCATCTGCTGTATATTGCGTTGTTGTTATAGTACCCTCGGCAACGTTGCTGCCTGATATGGTAAATGTTATCGCATCAACTAAGTAAATTTCGCCATTGAAGAATACAGCCCCCGCTGATATGGTATAGGTCGTACCACTCCCTGTATTTACGCATCCGTACAATATATATCCTTTGGTTACATCGTAAGATGAGCCTATATTGCCCTGCATTAAAGCATTAAACGCTTCCTGGTAGGCCAATTGCAGAAATAACAACGTGCCGCCTTTGGGGATGAATGATATTCCGGTTGCAATTGGCGTGGTGTCGAGTTTATACATACATATTTATAAATGATGTTAGTAGCGCTACCGCCGCACTGCCCAAAGCCGTTACAAGCGTGTTTGGCACATGTACCGTACAGTTATACTGCTCACTTAAGGGTGCATCGCTATTGCCAATTGCACCCCCGCTATCCAAATAGCCGACATAGCTACTTTCTGCCTCTGTGTATCCAACCTGAAAATAGTTGGTTATGATTGGGTTCGTAGTAATATAAATATCACTTAACCCAGTGCCCGGTTGCCTAAATGTAGTACCAAACCACCTATTTAGCGCATACGTTAAAACCAAATTGTTTCCGTTATATGCTAAACGCTCCACCAGCCCGATAAAAAATTGCTGCTGCATATACCAGTTATCGGTATCGGTAGGTATGGATGTATTGCCATCAGCCAGCGAAACAAATATGGCTTTCTTATAGTTTACCTTTACACCTCTCGCATAAGTTCCTGCCGTCCATGCGCCTACGGTTGATCCGTTACGATAATCACCCAACACAGCATCGCGTAAATATTGCACCGTTGATGTGCAGCAATCCGTTAAAAAAGCCACAAAGTTTTTAAACCTCTTGTCCGGGGGCAAAAGTTCAATAATTTGCTGATTGTAGTTTACGTCGTATTGGTCGGCCATGTTATTTTACAGGTTCAAAATATTGCGCTTTGTCATCCATGTACCATGTTGTTTTTCCAGATACATCTTTTACTTTAAAGGCTGTTGGCTCAACAGCCAAAAGCTCATACTCATCATTTGTGGCTGAATAAACTACCTTATCGCCGACTTTCATTTCTTCTACTTTCATTTTTCTGTTTTTACTAATTCAAAGGCCGAAACCAAATCGATAGGTACGCAATAATGAA